CAGATGTAAGATACGGCATGTTGGCTGGATTGAATCCAGCACAGGGACTTATCTTTATGTTGCAGGCACTTGGAGGGGGACTTATCTCCAAGGACATGGCTATGCGTGAACTACCATTCGGCGTCAACGTGACTCTTGAACAAGAGAAAATTGAAATTGAAAAGATGCGTGACGCATTGGTTGGTTCATTAGCATCTATGGCACAAGCAATTCCTCAAATGGCTATGCAGGGACAAGACCCATCAGCACTAGTACGCCAAATGTCAGAAGTGATTAAGGCACGTAAGGCTGGTAAGTCTATTGAAGATGCCATTGAGGAAGTGTTTAAACCTGAGAATCCTCCTGCTGGTGCAGAGGCACAGTCTGAGCAACCTGTCCCCGCTGCTCCTGGTTCCGCTCCAGCAGGAGGCGCTCCAGCGCCACAGGGAAGACCAGACTTACAATCAATTCTTAGTACGTTATCAGGTGAAGGTGCAGGACGTGCAGTAGCACGTACTACAAGAGAACGAGCAATTTAAGGAGTAAATCATGGCAACACCTCGTAAGAGAAAAGTACAAACAGTTGCTGATGAAGGTTACTCAAAGTTAGACCAATATTGCATTTGGCTTAATGAATACTATCGCTCTTTAAAGCGTGCTGGTTTTAATGAAGACATGGCGTATTGGTTATTAACAAATAAAGATTCATACCCTGATTGGGTTAATGGCGTAAGCCCAAAAGATATTATAGACCATATTGAAGAGGAGGACGAATAATGCCAAGAGGCGGATACCGTCAACCTAACAATCCAGCACCAGTGTCAGGACCAGGAATGTTATCAAAGCGTACCGATGGCGGAGCCATTGATGGAATGACACAACCACAGCAGCAATACACAGGCTTAGGTTATGGCAAAACTGGTGAAACTAATCGCATGCAAGGCGAAGCAGCAATGGCTGGCAACCCCTTTCCTACAACTGCAATGCCAAAGATTACACCACTAAGCGCTCCTACTGAGCGTGAATCTGAAGGTATGACATTTGGTATTCCATTTGGTGATGGTCCAGATGGTTTAAACCTTCCTAACATGCAACCAGATATTTTTACAGTATTAAAAGAAGTTGCTCAAAATGACCGTAGTGGAGACACCGAGTTAATTTATCGAATGCTAGAAGATAGCGGGTACTAAGTGGCTCAAGTACCTTTAGACCCATCCGTACTTAAGGTTAGCCCTGGCTTTGCAGATGCTGTAACTAAATCACAGTTACCACCAGACAAGCGCAACATGATTGAGCAAATGTCTCAAACTTATGTTAGAGCAAATAAACTCCTTAAGATTAGCGAAGAAAAGGCTCGTAAAGAGTTTCTTGAACTAGACCCAATTGTGCAGCAAAATATTCGCACGCTTCACCCTAACCAAAAGCGTTTTGAAGCAGAGCAAAACTTGCTAGGCAAAGCCACCCAATTTGCAACCAATAAAATTACTGGTGCCGTAAAAGGTCTTTTTAGCCCAATTATTTTAGGATTTAAAGCAGCAGAAGTTCTTGATAGAACTGCTAATACTCTTGGAAATGTGTATCAACAAACACGTTACCAAGATAAGCCATTTACTAAAAAAGTTTTAACTGATGCTTACAATGGAAAGAATCAATGGCGCTGGGAAGATGTTGCTGCGTATGAAAAGAAATACGGCGAAGCCCTAGTTACCCTTGCGCGTGGTTCATTAGAGTTTAAAACTCCTGGTGAATCTATTGACATGTATGGTAAAGGCATTGATGAAGCAATGCTTGCTGCATTAGAATTTCAAGCAAATGAACCTACTAAGTTTTCTAAACTTCTTGAAGAAGTTAAACAAGGTGCTCAACTTAGCCCTGGTAGAAATCTAGCACAATCTGCAACTAATGTAGGTGGCAACCCAAATAGTTGGGCTGAAAAAGTTGTTAAAATGTTGGGTATTGATTTGTCAACACCTGAAGGTGAAGCAAAGGCTAGAAAACTTACTTCTGGTCCAGTTGACGGTATTTATCAAATATTAAATCCAGGAGACCCATTAACTTATATTGGTGTTGGTCCAGTTATTAAAACTTACACAAAAGGTGTTGGTGGCATAAAAGTTGGCGCACTTGAGGCTTTACAGTTTGCTGGTTTTAGAAATCGTGGTGAGCGTCTAGCGCAACAGTATATGTTTATTGCTGAACGTGGTGGCGACATGGGTATTAAAGAAGCCACACGTTTTGTATTTGAACAACCAGATGTTGTGAAACTATGGGATGAAGAACTTGGTCCAGTTGTACAACGATTTGCTGAAGCAAAGACAAAAGCCGAAAAGGGATTAGTTTACCGTGCTATTCGTGAAGAGTTTCCTGAATGGGCTAATGAAAGCGTAGTTAGAGAACTAGCAAATGCTGGTGCGTTTAACGCACCTACTGCACAAAGGTTTTTTCAAACAGCAGAAAATGGAAAGTACTTACTTGGTCTACGTGTAGACGGTACTGATTTTTACCGCAATGGAATCCCTGTTGCTCGCCGTGGTCGCAAGTTGGCTACAGTAGTACAACAAGATATTCAAAAGCGTTTGTTTGGCGACTTAACTGGCGATGATATTAAAACACTTGACGTATCTGCAAAAGAAGCAGTTGACAAGTTAAAGTTAACAGCAGACAAAGATGATAGTTTATTGTCTCCTTTGCTTGATGAAGTTAATCGTCTTAACAAAGACATGAACACAACAATAGCGCGTGCTCGCCGTATGGCGTCACGCTCTCCTGGTCGCATTCTTTATGGACCAAAGGCTATTGAAACTATTGACGAAGTTCGCAACCTTTTGCATGTTGTAGGTTTCCCACGCCATTGGGCAGATGTTATGGCTGAGCATTTTGTAGACGAAACAGTTGAATATCAAGTCACAATGATTCGCAATCTTTATGCAGCATTTTACAAAAAGATTGGAATGGGCGGACAAAGAAGCGGTGATGCGCACATTACCGAATTGTTAAATTCAACATTTAACGAAAAGGCTGGTATGACAAGCCTTGCTCGCGTTGAAGTTCCACAGGGCTGGGAAGTTGATTTGCCTCGTGCTATTTACAAGTATGATAACGATGTCCCTATTTTAACTAGCCGTGGAATTATTCATCCTGCTCAAATTGCAGATGGCATTGCTCCAATTAATTTTGACATGGCATTTGAATATGCTGCAATGGATAAGTTTGCAGACAAAATAAACTTTATGGAAAACCTTGGCGGTGTTACTCGTAACATAGCAGTACGTAAGGTTACAAATTTCTGGTCTACCTACACTCTTTTCCCAAGACTAGGAGTGCGAAGCGCTATTGACGAAGCGGTATTTGGTTATATGACTATGCCGTTAGATGATTTAATGAAACTAGCAACAGCGCCAGTTAATTCAACTGGTGCACAGATTAAGGCTGCTACTGCCGTTACTGGTTCAAGTTCTGGTATTGGTATGTATAAGCGTGGTATTTATAAATTGTTTCCACACTTAGACCCACGTAAGAAGATTCCAGCAGAAGCACGCCGTAAGATTATTGAAGACCTAGCAGGAGATAGTCCTGTTGGCAATGTGCTACATGCTGAGATTATGAACAGTACTGTAGAACGTGCAATTTCTTTTTATGGCAGAACATTGCCTGCCAGCACTTGGGAATCACTGCGTTTAGTTATGAAGCACAACCCGCAAATGCTTGATTCTGTTGCTCAATCTCTTGGCGCAAAGGCAAGCATGTCTGGCAAGGTTGATGTTGATTATATAGATTCTATGTTTACTGGTAATTCTTGGGATAGATTTTTTCAAGAAATGGGACTTAAGAAGTCTAAAATATACACTCCTCGTGAGTTGAGTAAGATGAAAGACAAGGAACGCGCTATGGCGTTCTATGATAACTGGATGATGCGCTTTGGCTTTAATGGTCAGAGAGTAGCACCAGGGGTTTTTGTAAGCCCTACGCCTTTTTTCTTTGCTAATAACGGATTGCGTAATGCTGAAGATTTAACTGCTGCTAGAAAAGGTATGTTAGAGCAGTTAGATATTCGTTATGATGAAACAACAGGTTTGTTTGTCCCGCGCAAAAGCACTGAATTAGCAACTAACTTTGTTTCTCCTTACGGTATTACTGCTTATTATCGTGGACTAGGCATGTCTGACATTGATATTGCAGATGCGATTATTACAAATATGTTGTTAGACATGAAGGTAACATTCCATGGCACAACTAATGGATTTAATGATACATTGTTTAACCTTGTTAGCGCTAAACGTTCTGAAATTCTTAAAGAAGCACAGGCTAAAAATCAAACTCCGTTTGATACATGGTCTAAGGCTGTTGAAGTAACAGACTTTAAAGAGTTTGAAGAAGCAACTCTTGGCATGATACCTACATCTGGTGAAGTTAACACACGTTTAGTCAACATTGCTGACGGACAGTTTGATGCTAAGGCATTTGAAGAGTTTAGTGGCATAGATGGTTTCTTAGAACGTTATCAAAACTGGGCAATGGACGTTATGGATGCACAGGTAACTGGTTTGTATCGTCAAAAAATGCTTTGGATTACATTAGACCGTAACCTAAAAGAACTTAAGCCATTCCAGGCTAACATTGCTAAAGACCATTTTGATAATTTTCTAGCAAATACACCTAATCGTAGCCCTTCTACTGTAGCCCGTGCTAAAGCACAGGCTGAAGAGTTGGCTGAAAAGCAAGTTGTTGAATTAGCATGGACTGATGCTACAAATACTTTACTTAAGTATGTAGATAATCCGTCAGTACGCTCTAACTTGGCTGTATCTGTGCGTTCGGTAGGACGATTTTATCGCGCAACTGAAGATTTTTACCGCCGTGTATGGCGCCTTTACACAAAGGCTCCATTGCGCACGCTTTACCGTATGCGTTTGATTCATCAAGGCTTAGAAGCCAATGGTGAAGTTTACACAGACAACAAGGGCGACCAGTACATTGTGTTTCCAACAGACGGTATTATTAACAACGTAGTTGAACCAGTAATTCGTACATTTACTGGCAATAATAATTTTCAAGTTCCGCAATTTAATGACCTTGCATTAAAGTTACGTTTAATTAACCCGTCATTTTCACCTGATGCTGGACAGCCAACTCTATCTGGTCCAGTTGCAGCGGTATCTATGCTTGCGGTTAAGAACTTGTTACGTGACTTGCCATTTGTACCTTCATCAATTAAAGAATCAATTAAACCTGCTACATCTGCAGCAGCAGATGCAATTGATACAATTGCATTAGGTAACATTGGTGCAAGTCTTGACTTGCAAAGAGCAATAACACCTATGTTTTTCCAAGGTATTTGGAATACTCTTACCCCGTCAGAAAAAGACCGTCAAAAGGTTAGCGCTGGGCTACAGGCTATCTCATACTTAGAAGCATTTGGCAATGGTGCTCCACGTCAAAAGGATTACATTGGTCGTGAAGACGAATATGTTAGAGCACAATCTTTATACTTAAAGAATCTACGAATTGCTACAAATACAATTGTTGGCTTCCGTAATTTCTTAGGTCAGATTTCTCCTGGTCAGCCTTCGCTACGCGAGACTGCAACTCTTCCTGATTATTTAAAGCAAGCAGGAATAATGAGTCCCAATGCTCAGTTCTGGGACCTGTATAACGGTATCCTTAAGAACGAAGGCACTAATGCTGGCAATGCATGGGAGTTAGCCCTTGCTACATTTGTAGGCAAGAACCCAGGCAAGTCAGCATTTCTTGCGCCACGTAATAATAAAGAATACAAAATCTTTATTAACAAAACAGATAACGTAAAGAACTGGTCTGTTGCTAATAGCAAGTTTATTGAAGACTATAAAGAAGCAGCATGGTTGTTTGCCCCTAAAGTTGGCGAATACAACCCAGATGTTTACGCATGGATGCAGTCAGTTAACCTTGTAAGTATCCCTTCATTTGAAGAGTATCTAGAGCAAGTGCAATTAGCAGTTGATAAAGATACATACTTTAAGATTAAAGAAAATGAAGATGAAAAACTTAAAGTAACTAATGACACTACATTGCGTAAGTTACTTATTGCTGAATCACAGCGCAATCGTAGCGCTTTGCTTACAGCAAACCCTTTACTTGCTGCTGAAATTGAAGGCAAATTACAGGCTAAGGGTGGATTAACGAATAGATTATTTAATCTAAATGCAGCAGTTCGAGACCCTAAGGCTCCTATTAGCAAAGAGTTGCGAGCAACATTTAGATATGCACTTGATGAAATCAATGGCTTTATAGCCTTTGCTAATGACAATGATAACAAGGATGCATACGATTACTCAGGTAATAAAGCAGCAGCCAAGGCTAAGGTACAAGCAATCATTGATGATTTGTCTGAATCAGTACCAGAAATTAAAGAAGCAAACCGTTTAATCTTAACACCACTACTTAACTCATACTCAAGAGATACCATCTCTGCTGGACCGAAAGGGTAATCAATGGCTAGAACAGCAGATGAAGCAAGAGCAGCAGCCGCTGCAACGGCAGCAGCAAATGCAGCAGCAAATGCCAAAACTGCAGGAGATGTGGCAGCCCTTGAAAAGCGCTTTGGTCCAAATGGAGACCTTAGTATTGAGCAAGATAACTATGGTAACTTTCGTCTTGTAAAGAACGCAGATGGTCAAACTGTACGTGTTTACTTTGTACCAGCAGCAAACGGTATTGATTTTAGTATTGCTACTGAAGCACAAGCAGTACAGTTGTACAAGAAAAACGCAGCATCAGGTGGCGGTCTTGAAGCATTACGTAAGAAGTTGTATGAACTAGGTTTTATATCTAAGCCTGACTACACACGCAAAGATGAATCAGCACTTAACAATGCAATCATTGATGCTGCTAGTGCACATACTATGGAACAAGTGCAGAAGTACACCCTTAATCCAGGGCAAAAGAAGTATGAGTTTACTGGGTTTAGTGGATGGCTTAATACAAAGAAGTCAGGCATTACGCCTGACAAACCACCTATTGATACTGAAGTTCAGAAGACTGACAAGTTAAATACTGACCAAGATATTGATGCATTTGTGCTTGATATGCTAGGTAGAGATGCAACTCCTGAAGAAAAGAACTTATACTATAAGTTGGTATCAGAAGAGCAGGCTAAGGCTAAGCGTAAGACTACAGTTAAAGGCACTACTCAAACCTTTGAGAGTGAGTTCTTAAACGAAGATGATTACTTCCGTATTGCTGCATTAGTAATTGAACCTACATTAAAGGGTACTCCACTAGAAGGCATTGGCAAACTAGGCGGTAAAGTAGCAAAGCAAGTATCTGAAATTAAAACTTATGCCGCTGATTATGGTGTAAGAATTGATAGTAAGCAAGCACTTGATTATGTAATAGGTGGTCTTGGTGTAGGTGGCAGCCTAGGTACAGGTGCTATTGACACACAGAAGAATATTATTCGTGAACTATCAAAGGCTTTCTATTCAAACTTAGCACCGTTGATTGACAACGGTGTAAAGATTTCAGATATTAGTAAGCAGTTTGCTACATACAAAGGCAAGGTTCTTGAACTGCCAGATGAAGCAGTAGATATTTTTGATGAGGACATTCAGACAGCATTGCGTAATGATGGCAAGCCTGGTGTTATGAGTTTGACAGATTACCAAATCAAGTTACGTAATGACCCACGCTGGTCAAAGACACAGAATGCACGGGAAGAGGCTGCTGGTTATGCACAGTCTATTCTTAAGTCGTTCGGATTGATAGGCTAATGGCTAGAAGAGACCCCTTTGTATCTGGTTTAATGCCAGTTGTAGATGAGCAAACTAAAATTGCGGCAATGCGTGCTGCTGCAACACCAAAATTTCAATCACCCGTTGAGGCTGCATTAGGTCGAGACATTGGTTCATCTACTGCTGCAAAAGCAGAAACTGCAGCAGAACGTCTTGAACGTATTAGATTAGAACGTGTAGAAACGCAGGCTGGAGAAAACCCAGACAACCCTAAGCCAACCGAGGACCCAGGTCCAGGAATGTATTGGGCTAACTTTGGTGGTGTTTGGCGTAAGTATAAATCTCCAACAAGCACAGAAACATCTACTGGTAAAAAAGAAAAATCTCGTAAAGATAATGGCGATGGAACATTTACTGTTACATACGATGATGGTACTACTGAAATTATTGGTACTAAAAATAACAATAACTCTAATAGTGGTAATCCTGATAAAACACTTGTATCTACAGATATAGATGATGCAACTGGTGACACTATTGGTTACTTTAGCGATGGCTCTAAAATAGTTCTTAATAAAGGAACTGGTCCAGTACAAAGCGCAGAGTTTAAAGATGCCTATGCCTTACTAAGTCAGACATTCCGTGACTATGGATTAGAAAGTTTAGTACCTGCAATTGAAGGCTTTATGAAGCGCAACCTTGGTCCTAATCAAGCAGCAATTGAGTTGCGTACTACGCCTGAATACATCAAGCGTTTTAAAGGTAATGACTTACGCCGTGCTTCTGGTAAGAATGCATTGACTGAGGCTGAGTACCTAGCAGTTGAAGATGCATATGACCAAACACTTCGTGCTTATGGTCAGCAGAACTACTTTGGTATTGACCGTAAAACTAAGCAAGAAAAGGCTGCCGAACTTATTGGCAATGACATCTCTGCCGTAGAGTTTAAAGACCGCATTCAATTAGCGGTTGACCGTGTACAGAATGCGGACCCAATGACTAAGAATGTTCTTAAGCAGTTCTATCCTACGCTTAATGAGGCTGACCTTATTGGTTACTTCCTTAACCCTATAGATAACTTACCTAAGTTGCAGGAAAAAGTTACAGCATCTGAGATTGGTGCTGCTGCTAAAGGTCTTAACCTTGCTACTGATGTTGCTGCAGCAACTGACCTTGCCAAGTATGGAGTTACTCAAGCACAAGCCCGTGAAGGTTACTCAACAATTGCTAGCATATTACCTGGTACTCAAAAACTTGGTGATATTTATGGCGAATCTGACATTAAGTATGCACAGAAAGAAGCAGAAGCCGAAGTCTTTAAGGGTAATCAAGATGCAGCAACTAAGCGTAAGCGCTTAGCCTCTATGGAACGTGCCGCTTTTAGCGGCAGTTCTGGTACAGGGCAGTCAAGCCTAACAAGAAATACACAAGGCTTACTCTAAAAAATAGAATCCAGAGCGGACCCACCAGCCCCGCCTGCGTATAAGACTGGTAGCAGAAGCCAGACGGTATTCCCCAATACCGAACCTGTGGTCTGCGATTCAACTAATGAGATGGGAGAACGGTTGCTATGAGCAACAACTACTGGGACGAAGAAGAAGACGACATCGATACAACTCCAAACACTGAAGAAGGCGCAATGAAACAATTGCGCAAGGCTAAGCGTGCGGATGAAAAGCGTATCAAGGAGTTAACCGAGCAACTTGAAACATTCACTAAAGCGCAACGTGAAGCAGTTATCAAGAAAGTCCTAGAAACAAAAGGCGTAAGTCCTAAAGCGGCACGATTAGTAGCACGAGAGATTGAAGGCGACTTCACTGAAGAGACAGTTTCTAACTGGCTTGATGATAACGCTGAAGTCTTTGGACTACAAGTGCAGCAGGAACAGCCTGCAAATACCCTTGACCGTGCAGCCCTACGGCAGCAGGACATGGTAACACAGCAGGCGATGACGCCTGATGCCGACCAAAATCTGGCATACCAAGTAGACAACGCTTCGGAAGAAGAACTGCTTGCCATGATTTATTCAGGCAAAATTAATTAACAACAACCGAATCTAATACCCTCATAAGGAGGTGCAATAAATGGCTAATGCATATACAACCACAGGCTCCAACTCGCTTGGAGGTACCGTTGGTGGTGCTGGTCTCGTACAAAAGGCTTATGACCGCCTCGTCGAGTTCGCACTCCGTGCACAACCACTAATCCGTTCAGTTGCCGATAAGACACCTGCACGTCAAAGCATCCCTGGTTCATCAGTTGTTTTGCAGCGTTATGTTGACTTAACAAAGAAGACAGCAACACTCACAGAAACAGTTGACCCAGATGCAGTAGCGTTGGCAACACCAACCTACACAACAATTACTCTTGCAGAGTATGGTAACGCAGTACTTGTAACACGTGCGTTGGAACTATTCAGCCTTGCTGATGTAGACCCAGCAATCGCTAACATCATTGCGTTCAACATGGCAGACTCAATTGACGAAGTTGCTCAGACAGTGCTACGCGCTGGAACGAACGTACTTCGTGGCGGAACTGCTACATCTCGCGGAACAATCACATCTTCTGACACATTTACTTCAGCACTTGCTCGTAAGGCAACCGCTAAGTTGCGTTCAGAGAAGGCTATTCCTCGCAAGGGTTCACTCTACTGGGCTGGTATCCACCCAGAAGTTTCACATGACCTTCGCGCCGAAACAGGCGTAGGTTCATGGCGTCAGCCACACGAGTATCAGTCAAATGATGCTATTTGGGCAGGCGAAATTGGTACATACGAAGGTGCTTTCTATGTAGAGTCACCACGTCTGTACTCAGACAAGTTAGGTGCAGACCGCACAGCACTTGCAACTACAGCAGTAACTGTAGCAGCAGCATCAGCAGCGACATCATTTGGTATCGCTTCTTCTTCTGCTATCGCAGCATCTGCACAGCCTGGAGATAAGATTTCAGGAACAGGCATTGCGTCTGGTTCTCTTGTTGTATCTATTACAACAACTGGTGATACATCAACAGTTACTGTTGACACACCATTCTCTGCTGCTGTTACATCAACTACAACAATCACTGTTACACCTGAGACAAAGGTATTCAATACCTACTTTGCAGGACAGCAGGCATTGGCTGAGGCAGTTGCCGAAGAGCCACACGTTGTAATTGGACCAGTCGTTGACAAGTTGATGCGTCACCGTCCACTCGGATGGTACGGCGTACTAGGTCACGCTATCTACCGTGAAGAGGCTCTATATCGTATTGAGACATCTTCATCAATTGACTTTGTGTAAGCAATAGTTAACTGACGACAGAGCAGGGGCAGTAATGTCCCTGCTTTGTAGTAAGTCAACTAAGGAGACTAATGACTAAGTATTACTTAAATCCTCCTACGGAGGAGTATGGTCCAGCAGGCGGTGGACGTTTGTTTATCCGCTATCGCTTGACACGAGGCATCAGTCTTATGCGCAACAACGGCGTTTGGTCTGAGATTAGATTTCCTACCGAAGACATCATAGGAGAGGCTGACAAGTTTTATCTTGGTGGCAGTGAATATGAAATTGATTTAGGTACATACGATTCTTTGGTAGCACAAGGATACGGGGCATACGTAAGGACGGAATAATGGAGCATCAACATATTAGCAAGGTGCTTGAATGGGGATTCAGCGCAGACCATAACTTTATGGCAACTCTTTGGGGTTGCGTGTTATGTGATGTAACAGCAGATAAGCCGTTTGAGTATGAAGACATTTCAATTGACCACACAGCGTGTGATGATGATTGTTTTGGTTGCAAGGCTAAAGGTCTGCAACTAGCAACAGGGGACGCAGCAGGCAACATTGTTGCTAGCGGTACTACTCAGAAAAAGTGGGACAAAGAGTTGGCTTTCTATAAAGAGGCTAGAGCACAAGGTGTACAACCTGAAGGCACTTCTCGTAAGGTTATAGAAAAAGCACTAGATGCATCAGAGGTTTTAAACAAACCTTACAATGCAGGAAAGATGCCTAAAGCCAAAGATGTAACTAAAGAAACCGTAGCAGTAATGAAAGAAATAGGTCAAATCTAATGGCAGCAAAAAAGAAGGCAGCCTCAATGTCAATGAAGAAAGACATAAAGCAGGATGCAAAGATGATGAAGGGCATGAAGCCAGCGCAGAAGTCCGCCTTCAAAAAGGCTGACAAAAAGATGGATGCTAAGCGACCTACTGCTAAAGCAGACATGCGTATGGACATGGCTCTTCGTAAGCGTTTAATGTCAAAGAAGGGTAAGTAATTATGTGCACAGCATGTGGATGTAAGGATACAGCAGTAACTATTGACGCACCAGTGCGTAACAGTACAAAGCCAGCAGCAGGAGCAATCCCTGGCTACACACAGGGTTCATCAATTGGTGGACAAGAACTTCATCGCTCAGATGCAAGTGTCATTAAGGGTTGGAATGTTCCAGCACCATACGGAAAAGGAAAGTAACAATGGCTAACGAATACATGAAATCAAATGAGACAGCAGCAGGTCTTGTTATTCCTGCAAAGGTACGTAAGGCTGCAACAGATACATCATCTGTAAACAAGGCTCAGTTTATGGGCGGAGTAGGTCCAGCAGTGGCACCTATGTCAGCACCACGCTCAGGCAAGGGTACATCTATGGGACCTGCACAGGTCATCAAGGGTGTGTACACACAGCCTGAAGGCGGACGTAGACCGTAATGGCTACCGCTAAAAAACCAATGAAAGCAAGTCTTTCAAAAACACAAATTAATAAAATTAAAGCAATGCCAAAACCTAAAACATCAGTTGGTTCAGTGGCTAAAACTTTTGATGTTAAGAAATTAATACCAAAGATGACTCCACAGGATAAAGCAATGCTAAATATTTTAAAGAAAAAATACGGCGAGAACGTTTACAAAGGATAATTATGACAGACCCTAGACTAAAGCGAGCAGGAGTGTCAGGCTTTAATAAGCCTAAGCGCACACCAAACCACCCCAAGAAGAGCCACGTAGTTGTGGCTAAAGAAGGTAGTACGGTCAAGACTATTCGCTTTGGTCAACAGGGCGTTACTGGTGACCGCAAACCAACTGCTCGACAGGCTTCATTTAAAGCCCGTCATGCTAAAAATATTGCTAAGGGCAAAATGAGTGCCGCATATTGGGCAGACAAAGTTAAATGGTAATGGCTAAAAAAGTTTGGGAAAAACCAAACCCAAAGAAAAAATCAACACCGCTATCGCCTGCTGCTAAAGCATCAGCCAAGGCTGCTGCTAAAAAGGCTGGTAGAAGGTATCCAAATCTTGTAGACAATATGAGAGCCGCACAGAAGAAAGGTAAGTAATGACTACATATGGAACTGCAACTTACAATGGAACTACTTATACCTTGTATGGTTTTCCTGGGTCTACACTTCGTGACGAACTCAATCGCCTTGCTAATGGTGGGGAATATCCACCGCTTACAGAATACAAGGATGAAGACGGAGCAGTTAATGACTGGGTTGGAACACCAGCAGGTACACCTTTAGCATCTGCACTAAATCTTAAGTCTGACCCTAACCGTGCATACACGGCATACAAGGGCAACAATGCTGCTGCATGTGAGATTGCAGGCATTACAGACCCAGCCAAATACATTGAAATTGTTACCGCACTAAGAACGGTTGCTTCCTAATGACAACACTAGACAATTTAATTGATGATGTACAGATAGACCTTGCAGGTTTTACGTACCGTCAAGACCGAGCAACTTACTTAGTATCTGCTGCTACCAGTTCAGACTTAGTACTTAATGTTGCTACCACCGACAATATTGCCAAAGGCATTATTGAAATTGATAATGAAATGATGTGGGTAGATTCTTATGACCGTCAAGCAAACACTGTTACTATCGCTCCTTTTGGTCGCGGATACAATGGCACTACTCCTACTGCTCACGCTACTAATACAAAAGTAGTTATTACTCCTACGTTTCCACGTCAAGTGGTTAAGCGTGCAGTCAATGATACAATTGGTGCAGTATACCCAAAGGTATTTGCTACTGGATATACAGGCGTAACATTCTTGGCTAGCCGTACAACATACGAAGTACCACAAGAAGCCATTCAGATTCTTTCAATGGCATGGCAATCAGTAGGACCAACAAAAGAATGGCTACCAGTTCGTCAATGGCGTTGGGACCCTATTGCTTTCCCATCAGCATTTCCTACAGGCAAGACTGTATCAATCTATGACAACGTACTTCCAGGTCGTACTATAAACATTGTTTACT